CATCGCCTTGATCGTGCAATGCATCTGAACTTGTGCGGAAAGCAGATGGAACGTCAGATCCAGGAGAATCGTCAATCCATTTACCTAAGCCACGAAGAGCGTATGCTTGATTAGATCCGTTTTCAGCTGAACGATCGTTTTCTGAGCAAAGAGTTGCTTCAATGTCACGTTTTAGCTCGCGGATTGCTTTAGCTTCTGCTTGTGCTACTTTAGCTGGGCCGACTGAGTCAACTGCTTCTTGTAGATCAGATACTAAGTAATCTCTACGGAATTTTTGAACGAAGTTACCAAGACGTGCGCGATTAGCGAACTTGTCTGTAAATGAAGTTACGTCTTGTCCTTCTGAGATACCTGTTGTTACAGGTGCTGCCAATGAGTCAACTGTCCATTCAACAAATGTGCTGTTAGCTTTTTGTTTTTGGGCAGATGAAAGAACTGGTGTTTCCTCTGGAGCAAGAATTGTTAGAACGTCTAACAAGTCTTCTCTGTTAGATACACTAGCTCCTTGTACCGTTGTTGCGTTCGGTGTAGGGTCAAATGTACTTGAAAATGCCATAATAAATAAAAAAAATAATTGTGTTATTGTTGTGAGTACCTCATGGTACGCATTTTGATGAAGTCATCCTTTGAACCAGTCTCGCGGAATGCTTTCTGTTGCTCTTGAAATGATTTCAAGGCCTTATTGATTTGTTTCTCTGACTTAGCTGCACCAGGTACTGAAGATGGCGGGTCTAACTGAACACCTTTACGAGCGGAACTTGTTTGTTGTTGTTGGTTGTTGTTAATTAATTTCCGTCCGTATAAGCTGTTAGCTGAGTGCGCCAACAAGTATGGTAATTGAGCTGCTAACTCTGGCGAGAACCTCTCTATCCCTTGCAGTCTAGGATCGTTGAGCATTGCATTGTATTTAGCATTGACTTCACTATCTGAATCTTTCATCCAACCAAATTCTTGCTTGGCTTTTTCAGTAAGTGATTCTTTTGCTTGCGCTGCGTACTGCTGGGTTTGAAGAACCTTTAGCTGCGCTGGAAGATATTTCTTCTCGGCTTTACGAGCTTCCAAAAGCTGTTTTCTGACGTCAGCTTTCGTGTACTCTCTGCCTTGCACTTCAGTAATTACGTCTTCGGCTCCATATCCATCACTATTGAAGATTAGATCTTCTGCCCATTCAATAATGCTCTCAACGTTTTTTGCAGCTTCCTGTAGGTTCTCAATGCTATCAATATTCCCGTAAGGGTTTTTAGCTTGGTCTACTTTGGACTCTAATGGATTGTCAGAATCTTGGATCTTTTTACGTAATTGCTCTAGTTCAGCTTCAGCTTGCTTGCGTTTAGCGGTCAACTCTCCGAATCGTGCTACTGCTCTACTTCCGAGTTTTTCGGAAAGCTCAGTAAGCTCTTCTTCGGACATTGTATCCAAATCAATATTAGAAAGAACATCTGCCTCAGTTTCTTCCGAAACCTCCGCTTGCTCTTGTTCGTTTTCAACTTGAGCTTCGGAGACTTCTTGGGTCTCTTCGGCTACGTCTTCAACTACTTCTTCTTGAGCTTGAGGCTCCTCGCCTGGCTCTCGTCCTAGTAATTGTTGCTCTCTGAATTTTGCGAACTCAGAGACTGACGCGTTTGACTGTAATCTCGCTGTATTTGAGGCATCAGCGTCCGCCTGTTGTACTTCATTCATAATGTAATAACGCTTTTAACGTCAGCGGTGACGATAGACAAATTATAACATATAATTTAGGTATTGAACCTGCGTCTCACTTCTTCGTGATTTGACATCTGTAATATGTCATCATAAGCGAGTATCTTTCCAGATAATTGTTGCACCTGTTCTAACGGTGCCTTGTTCATGTCCGCGATAGCCTCTTCACGCATTTGGTGAATGCTACCTACAAATACACCAAATGATTCGTGGTGCTTCAATGTGTTTACAGCTTCTTCTAATGTCATAAATTATTCACCCAATAAGTTCATGTAACTAGGTGTACCATCTGGCACTATTGGTGTAAGATCATATCCATACTCTTCATAGTCTGGATCATTCATTTCCATAATGTCATTTAATGGAGATGAAACTAAAGGTTTTCGTATATCATAGCCCTCTGGTCTTTCATCACTAATGGACTTAGTATGCATACCTTTATCAATATTAAAAATAATTGGCTCTTTGTCTCCATCAAAATTATAAACAACGTCAGTCAATGCGCCTTCTGTTTGCGACTTGAAAACTTTGTTGTCTGAAATCCTTGATAAACCTAATGCATCGGCAGCCTCGTTGTACATTTGCATTCTGCGGTTTACTAATCCGCGAACTACTTTGAGATCCATGTCTTGATCTGGGTCAGTAGCAGAAACAACATCTAAGGATTCTCTCAATGCAGTAGGAAAATCTTTTGCGTCCAAAGCTGTTCTGTAATTGTTGAAAAGAGTACCTGTGTTGTACATTAAGTCAGAAGCGTTGATCTTCATTGCTTCTGGTAAATTATCAAAATCAATACCCATTGCACGAAGCCTGTTGTGATTGTAATCAATAATTCTTGTGGCAAGCTCTTTATCTGATAAAGAATCAGCAACTGATTCCAATGCCTTTGGGATTACAGTAATACCATAACCTCTTGTTTTGCCACCGCTCTCAACACTATCGTCAGTACCTTTTACTCCTTCGCTGCCAGCGAGTAAGTTTAGGTGCTTATCTTTCCAAGAGTTATCTACTTTTTCTCCTAAAAGATCCATGTTACTGCTCCATTCCTTGAGTTTGTACATCTCCAACAGCTGCGGCACTAGTACCATACTGACCATACTGAGTAGCGTTAACTTGCTGCGCTTGAGCAAACTCATACTGCGCCATATACTTTTGTAATCTTTGTGCAAAACCTTGGTCTGTTTGTAATCTTTGTGCTATGTCTGGCTGCTGAGTATACTGCTGAATTAACTGCATTGCTATCTGACCACCGTTAGGTCTAGCAGGCATTTCAATACCAGCATGAATCTTAGTCAAGTCATCAGTAACATCCTTGATTACCTTGTCTTGAGCAACTTCTGTTGGTTGAAGTACAGCATCAGCAAGAACTGGGTCTACGCTTCCAGCAAGTACATCTAATAAAATATCTGTATTGATTCTTCCGTTTCTATCCAAGGATATTAACTGCACCATTTGTTTCAGTTTGTTCTCTTGAGTATCTGGGTCTGAGTTCAATACATCGTAAGTAACCATGATGTCAAAGTTTTCATCTGGGTCACCTTTTGAAAATTCTTGTGGATCTGGCACACCTGTGACTCTGAAGAATATCGCATCTGGGCCAAATCTTTGAAAGCATCTGAATGACATACGCAAAACTTCGGCAGCGTGACTTAGGAATTTATCAACTAAGAACTGCTTGCGAACTTGGCTGATTTGATTTCCTTCATCAAGTCCCATGATTCTATCTGCTTGCGCCTGCAATGTAGTTTCTATTTCAATAGAACCTTGAAGGTCTACTGACTTAGGAGTATCTGCGAAATGAATCTCATCTTTTCTGCGATAAGGTACAAACCTACCAGGCCCCCAATCTGTAGGTGCTTGCCCTACTGGGTGCATTAATGGTGGTAATGTACTGATACTAGCTCTGTCAATGCGTGCGTCTCTTTCAATCTTTACTTGGTTTTGAATACCACGAAGTAAACTTGCTACTGAAATAGTATCGTAAAGTCTTTTGCTGTCCTCTGAGAACTTGGTTACTACTACTGGATAATCTTCGTATCCATTCAGTAACTCGTGCTTTGCATACAATTCATCTTCTAGCTTATGAAATACTGTTTCGTAAATTCCTTCTGATCCATCCTCTGGGTCAATCAAGCGCTGGAAGCCATGAACAATCTCAATCAGTTCCTCTGCTTCGTATACATCGTCAGTTTGCGTTATGCTACGTCTACCTTCTTGTTCGCGCTCTACGCTGTTAATAGATACACCCCTAAAGTTTTCAATTACTTTATCAACGAACTCTTCGTCCCATCCGTCAGTAAGAACTTTGTTTTCTAGTTCTTGGGCTGTATAGTAAGTTCTCCAAAAGCAGTAAGGTGCGCGCTGCGGGTCAGTCACATAGCTAGGAAAGAAAAAGTCTCCGTCTGGTGCCAATGTTTTAATATTAGGTGCATCCACTTGCCTGCGAACAACTGGTAGTTCTGCGAACCCAGTTTTACGTAAGGATTTCAATGCCTTCTTTGCTCTCTTGGCTGTTACTCCGTTGAAAGCTTGCTGTAACTGAGATACTACCATATCGTCTTCTGACTCATTGATAATCATCTCCGCCAAGTCTGGTGCAATCTGCCCAATCTGTTCTAGGCTTAGACGCTGAAGATAACTTCTGTCTTCTCTGTTCCAACCAACGTAAGTGATCAAAAGACCGCGCTCCAGTAAATAGTTTGCCCCTAGCTCCATTTCCTGCTTGAAGCGAGGAATGTAACCAGAGTTAGTCATCCATTTTAGGAAGCTAGATACTACTCTACTGCGTTCAATGTCTCCGCTTTCAACAGGGAAAGCTCTTACATTAGCACGACTAAGACTAGACATAAACAGAGATACAAGACGAGTAATTCTTTCATCAATGGTGTGCGCTTCCATATCGGACGCTCCCTCCCACGGAAATGCATCAGATCCATGCTTCCTCAAGTCTTTACTCTTACCAGGCCAGAAGTTTCTTCGGTCATCGTAGTTGTTTCTACAAGTATCAAAGTATCCTTCTAGCTCAGTCGTTGTCTGCTCGTACGCACTTACTAATACATCTATGTCGGGCTTCTTGGACGAATACGTCAAAGAATTGAAAACGTCTTTACTTTGCATTTACTTTTTTTCTAACGGATTTTATTATTTCGTATACAAAACCTTTGCTGACCCCAATTTTATCACACAATTCTTGTGGTAGCAGTTCTTCGTGCATTCTATGCGTTAATCCGCGAACAAGTATTTCCCAAGCTAGTAGCCTGTCTACCTGTTCTAGCACCCAAGCTGGGTCTAAAGTGCAATCGCTATACTCTTTTTTGCGGTAGGTGTCGGTATGACACTCCTTGATTATCTTGGATGGCCTCAACGTCTATATTCTTTCCAACTAGTTTTTTCATGTAATGCTTGCCAACAACAACTGGCACCTTTTTTCCGATTTCACGGATTACCGCGTATACGTAGTGCGGGTTAGGTGCTTCATGCACAACTCGCGCTTTATACATCTTCGGTACGATCTCTGGTACTTCTAAAGCTACAGCAAGTATTCCTTGCCCCTCTTCATCAATCCAGGTTGCTTTGCCTCTGCCCGTCATGGATTCTTCAGCTAATTTTTCTTTAGCTATTCCAAACGCTTCATCAAAGCTCATGTTTGCCTCTTCGGCTATATCTACTAATTTTCTTTTTGGCATTAATATCCTCCAGTTTCTCTCATATTAGACTGCAATGCGTATTTGTCAAAGTGATCTGGCCCATCTCCCGAATTTGACATACGCAAATATCGTATAACGTCAAAGAAGTCCTTGAGCGGTTCATCAGCTTTACCATTGCTGTTATAGTTAATTAAACTATCAATTAAATTTTCACAGGACTCATGTATATAGCACATGGGTCTGTTGGCGGGATCTAAGTCCGCGTTCGGGTTATATGCGAACCATTCGTCTAGTGCAGCAATACCAAGCTCTTCAGTCCTACCATCAGAAGGAACAAAATGCATTCCATAATCAGCAAACACAGTAAATAGATCGTCATTATTTTCATTTTCTTTGGCAAAGAATCTAGAGTCCCCTATTCTTTCAAATACCTCAATACCTAACTCGTCCTCTATTTCTTCAAATAATTCAACGTATCCAGCAATATCCATACCGATTTTTTTGGCTGCTGGCCCGTACTTCCATTTTGGGTCACCAAATATTGCCCATTCACCATATGTACCTCTATCGGGCCATTCTCTTCTAATATATACTTCGCCATCATCATTTACTCCAGCCCATATAGCCACGTAGTTTCTAGCGCCAGCTGGGTCAACCACTTGGTAGCAAGTGAACCTAGATGACGATATGTCTGGAAATTTCATTTTGTATTTGTTTTCTTTTTCGTTTAGTACGTTGACCTCTGTGTTGAACATAGGCACCAACGATGTCATACTCTTGACAGGTATACCATAAGCACGAACCAATATCTCTTCTTCTGGTCTACCCCTTAAATCCTTTGCAATACGATCATATCCCCCGAACGGGTTCTCGTCAGAATGCAAATATACTACAGCCGCATCTCTACTAGGGCTGTACTGCGCAACTGGCACCTCTCTGTCTAATAACTCCGCGGTCTTGGTCTCTGTGGTCTCAGCACCGTTTATGTACTCAGATACGAAAGGAGTAAAACCGTCAATCGGGGTAAATCCAATAAGCATCTTACTGTCCCTGGTTGCAAGTCTGAATCTAAGAGTATTGACCAAAGCTGCGTCCCCAAGGTACTCGTCCAGCCATGCGCCAATATTGTGCGTACTGCATTTGCTGAATCCAAACTCAAAACCTTCAAGTATAGTCTGATTGTTACTGAACTGCGTATAAGTCTTGAAATCTACTCTGGTTTTGGTATCTGGAAAAATAAAGCTACTACCAGTAAAGCCATTCTGCATAGAAAAGTTGATATATCCCTCTGTACTCTTAGTCTTCTTTCTGAACTCCTTGGGCATCATCTCCCAAATCGCGGCTTGCTGTACCTTGATAGATGTGTCTGCATTCTGCGAAAAGCATACAATATGCCCATCCATGTTCTGCATACAGGCCTCCATGACCATCTTCGCGCAACCCGTGGTCTTACCAGATCTATTACCGCCTAGAACTAAGCACTCGTTGTAATCATACAAACCATCTCTGATCCTACCCCAGCCCTCAAGGTCAAACCCATAACGCACAGGATCCTCCTCCGCAGCCTTGATTCTGCCCTCGTGCGCTTCATACAACTGCTGTAGCAGTTTGGGGTCTTTCTGACCAAGAAGTATTATCTCCTCGTCAGATGGTGGATCCAACAGAGGATGCTTACTAAATTTTAATTCCATTACTCCGTGTCTTCTTCTTCTATATCTACTTCATTGAAGTCAAATACATCAAATAAATTACTGGACATATCTTCTTCAGCCTCTCGCATCAGCATTCTGCCAATGCGAACATTCGTGTAATCATAGTACAGGTCTCCATCGTCATCCATGACAATGAAGCAGAAGTTAGGGAAATGCTCCGAAATTATTGCACGTATACGATCAAACTGATCGTCATGCAAAGCATCTTTAGATAAATTACTCATCTACATCTATTATCTCACTATTTTTGAGAGCTTCTAACCTAGCCTTTGCGGCAGCTATAGTGTCCTCATAATCCTCCTGCGTGACAACTTTTCTCTCTTCTGTGATGTTACTGGCTTCACCCCTCGCGGTCAATGCCTCACGACTGGCGTTAGCCTTTGCTATTGAAAGCTCCTTGAGATCACGAAATGTGACCTCCAGCTCACCAGTCTGCATTCTACCCCGAACTTGGTCAATTAAATCCTCCTCCAGAGAACTAAGCTCCATATAATTCCTGGCTGCAAGCTTACCACCCAGCTCCTTGAACTTACCCAAGTAATCTGCGTAATCTATCAATACAGCTATTACAGTCCTGCGATTAAGACCATATTTGGTAACCATCCGCGTCTGGCTAGTTCCTGTACTATACAAATACAAGATAGTAGCCACCTTATCTGGGTCATACCTAGATAGGCACTTAATATTATCAAACTTTTCATTAGCTGCGAACTCCGCTACACTTTCGCGGATACTTGCCAATAATTCGTTTTTTTTCTCATCTGTACTAGACATATAAAAATACTATGCTATAATGCTCTCGTTCTATTTTACAATAGACTATTTATAGTTCACTTGCAAGCCCTAGAGGTGAAAACGGTAAGATTGGCCATCGCCAAGGATAACATTAAACTCCAAAGACAGCCGCCCAAGATTAACACCCTTTCGCGGTTATAGGTTGCTTTCCCCGAAATAGCATGAAGGAAAGCTTAAAAAATATAGCCATTGAACCACGAGTAACTGATCGTAATACCTAGCTCTATAATTCAATGCCCCGCCTATGGCGAAGCTGTACCCGCAAATAATGATATAATAACTAATATGGCTGAATCAGAAGCAACCAGAAAACGTAAAGACTATCTATACCATTCATCCCCTTTACAAAAAAAGAGGAGAGCAGCGCGCAATAAGGCTAGACGAAAGGCTGCTCGGATGTTTGGCAAGGCTGCCATCAGAGGGAAAGACATTGATCATAAAGACGGTAACCCAAAGAATAACTCAAACGGGAACCTAAGAGTAATGTCCAGAAAGAAAAACCGCGGACGTAATAATGGGCCAAAAGGCCTAGGACGCAAATAAGCCCCTTGAGTCGGAAATTTTTTTAGACGCTAGTATATATATACATATACAAACGACAACAGACTTGCTGACCCCCACCCCCCGTCAGCGATGATGATAGCCAATCTAGTCCCTGCAAGCTCAAGTGCTTCGCAATTATACTTGACTTGCTGTGCCGAACCCAATGCCCTCAAGCTATCATATGTGCGCAAAGCCTGTCAAGACTTTTTTCAGATTTTTTCGTAACACAATTGTAACACAATTGTAACAAAGTTTTTCTTGACTTGTTCCACGTGGAACGCTATGCTTATAGCATACTACAATAAGGTAGTATATATACTAAACTAAAATACTATGAATAAACCAAAATTAAATAACTCTGAGTTCGTTGACTATCTAATGAGATTTCAACACCCTCTCAATCAAATCATAATCTTGCATGCTATTGACGCTTATGTCTCAGAAGTGCTAGATCAGCCCAAGCCAAAAGAATGGCCCAAGATGATAAGCTATGACGCATGGAAGACTTGCTGCTCTGACATCAAAGAAGAGATTGATAAGCGATAACCTCAACCACGAGTCCCTCCTTCGGGAGGGGCTTTCCCCCACTTTCTTGTTCTTTCTCAGACTGCGGCACGGTGCCAAGGTCACTTAACTAAACTAAATACTACTATGGAATATCTTAGTGACATTCTCGCTACAGAGTATCCTAGAGTATCTTGGGAAACTGAAAACGCCTATGGTGGCAAACCTATTCACCCTGTGAATGGTGCTGTCTGGATTCAGTTACTCAAAGATGCCAGGGAACTCAATGCCAAGCATCATATGGCATTGCGAGATTATGGCGAGTATGACGAGTATGTAAAAGTACGCAACAATGAAGCGAAACTAGAGCGATTGCTGAAACGCAATAGAGCATTTAGGAACGCTTACATACTGCACAAAGAGTCTCACGCAGACTGGATGGCAGTTCAAAGGGTGTACGAAATATGCCGTGATGCTTCACAGAGAGCGAAACTCTGCAAATAATTCGCACGAGCCTCACCTTCGGGTGGGGCTTTTTT